CGCCTGATTGCGAAGAAAAATTACCAGCAAATAAAAGAAAATATTGTTCTGATACTTGTATGTGGCGTGAACAAAAAAGAAAAGCACGTTACAAAGAGCAAGGTAGAGAATATGTACCTGAAGTAAAAGAAGCTAACAAAGGTAAAGTTACACAAGTTAGACGTGGTGCTTTATACGATAAGTTTGTAAATCAAGGATATGCATTAGACCTTATACAAGGCAGAATGGATAGACAAGAAATAGCCAAAGAGTTAGGTTGCACTGCTTCACACATTTCTAGATTGTTAGGTGCATTTCAAGAAGATTATGAAAAAGATAAACAAGCTGAGAACTGGGAAGTATCTGATGATGCTAAACAATCACTAGAAGATTTTCAAAATTTTAGAGATAGATACTTTTTAACAGAACAAGGTATTCCTTTTGAAACAGCAAATTTTCATCATAGATGGATAAAATCTATTAACAAAGCTTTACTTAATGGTGGTCAGCAAATGATACTAAGTCCACCACGACACGGTAAAACTGAGTTGTTAATACATTTTGTTATATGGCTTATTTGTAGAAATCCTAACATAAGAATTATGTGGGTAGGTGGTAATGAAGATATTGCTATGAACTCTGTAATGTCTGTTATGGATACCTTAGAACAAAACGAAAAATTAAAAGAAGATTTTTGTGGACCTGGTGGTACATTTAAACCTGCAACTAGAGCAGGAAAGATGTGGTCTAGGAATGGATTTACAGTATCTACTAGAACAGTATCTGGTATTAAATCTCCAACAATGATTGGTATTGGTCGTGGTGGTAAGATACTTTCTCGTGACTGCGACTTAATTATTGCAGATGACATTGAAGACCATAGTTCTACTATGCAACCAGCATCAAGAGAGAATACTAAAAATTGGTGGACAACTACTTTAGGTTCTAGAAAAGAGGAACATACAGCTATGGTGCTTATAGGTTCTAGACAGCACCCTGAAGATTTATATTCTGCAATTTTAGAGAACGATGCTTGGGAACATATAGTAGAAGAAGCTCACGATAGTATGTGTGATATAGCAGAGTTTGAAGAAGAAGAACACGTAGACTGTATGTTGTGGTCAGGTAAAAGAACTTTTAAATGGTTAATGAACAGAAAGAAAGATGCTATGACTACTGGTGGTCTAAAGAACTTCGAAATGGTATATCTTAATAAAGCATTTAACGATAGCTTAAGATTATTTAATCCTGAACAAATACAAGAATGTTATGACCCAAATATGAAATTAGGTTATGTTCCACCTGGTTCTTATTTAGTAGCAGGACTTGACCCAGCAGCTACAGGTTATCAAGCAGGTTTTTTATGGGCTGTAGAAACAAAGAATGGTCAAGTTAAATTAACAATGGTTGATTTAGAAAATCATCACGGTGGTGGATTAGATGAAGCATTTAATCTTATAAAGTTATGGCACGAAAAATATAATTGCTATCACTGGGTAATAGAAGAAAATGGATTTCAAAAAGCTATTAGACAAGATAAACATACAAAAGAATATTGCAATGTACAAGGTATCAAATTAGAAGGACACGAAACACATAAAAATAAATGGGATGAAAGATTTGGTGTTACAGCACTTGCACCTATGTTTAGTGATAAAATGATTACATTACCATTTGCAGATGTAACTGCACAAAGTAAGACAATCGCTTACACTAAACAGCTTACTTATTTTGCAAGTAAAAATTCTGCAAGAGGTAAACATAAATCAGATATAGTTATGGCAAGTTGGTTCCCAATGAAAGTTGTTAGAACCTTGACAAAGCTAACTTATAGTGATATGGAATTAGATTACAATCCTAGTTTTATAGGTTATAATAGTACTGATTGGAACGAGGTACCTTGGAGTTAAATGACACCTGAACAAATTGTAGACAGAGCAACAATACTTAAAGAAATGCACGATGATGCATTACCTGATAGAGCTAGATTTAGAGCTATATTAAATGGTGGTGCTGATGGCATTAGAGAATTACTTGGTCCTAATATGGACAGAATGGACAGCAGTTTAATACCTGCACCTAATTTAATTTTATCTGCATTAGATAGGCTTGCACAAAAATTAGGAAAGATGCCTACTTTAGATGTACACGTTACTAATGGTAGAGACAGTGCAAGAAATAAAATTAAAAAAGAAAAGCTAGAAAGAATTGTTACTTCTTATGACAGATTACAAGAATTAGATTCACAGTTACCACAAGTTGCTAGATGGCTACCAGGATATGGTTTTGCTGTTTGGGTTATTACAACTAAAAAAGATATGGTAGGAAATATATATCCAACTGCTGAACTTAGAAACCCATACGATTGTTTTCCTGGTTATTTTGGAAATGGTCAAGACCCTAAAGAGTTAGCAATTATACAAAGAGTACCTGTTAGTAACTTAATAGAAATGTACCCTGAGTTAAAATCTTGGTTTAAAACTAGAGAAGAAAACAAAGCGTCTAACAATTACAACGTATATAACTTTAACAATGATGGTAGTTGGGAAAACTCAGATGAAAGTGGTGATGTATTACTTGAGTATATGAATGAAGAAGGTACATACATTATGCACGTTGCATCAAGAAGAATTGTAGATTTTGTACCTAATCCTCTTAAATCAGGTCCTTCATTTGTAGTAGCTAAAAGATATAGCTTTGATAGACTACAAGGTCAGTTTGACCAAGTAATTGGTTTAATGGCACAAATGGCTAAGATAAATATTTTGTCATCTATTGCTATGGAAGATGCTGTATTTACAGAAACAAACGTAGTAGGTGAAATTGAAAGTGGACAGTATAGAAAAGGTAGAAATGCTATAAACTATTTGTCGCCAGGTTCACAAGTTGTAAAACCTGTAACTAATTTACCTTATCAATTATTTGAAAGCGTAGGTAGATTAGAAAGACAATTAAGAGTTGTAGCAGGATACCCTGTACAAGATGATGCTATATCACCAAACTCATTTGTAACTGGTAGAGGTTTAGAAGAACTTACTGCTGGTGTAGGGCAAATGGTTACTGAGTATCACACAATACTTTCTAAAGCATTACAAGAAGTAGATGCTAAAAGATTAGAACTTGATGAAGTTTTATTAGGCAAAAAAAGAAAACCATTATCTGGAACATACAAAGGTGCTGCATTTGCAGAGTTTTATACACCTAAGAATGATATTGATAAAAACTATATAACAAGACGTAAGTATGGTGCTATGGCTTCTTTTGATGCACCTAATAAAATAATTACAGGATTACAGTTATTACAAGCTGGAATTATAGATAGAGAAACTATGCAACAAGAGATGGATGGTTTAGAAAATCTTACACAAATTAATGAAAGAATTACTAAACAGAAATCAGAAGATATTATGGACCAAATGTTAATACAGGCTTCTCAACAGGGCGATAGGTCTGCAATGATGGCTATAGTAGAAATTTATAATAATCCAAAAAATAAAGGTCAAATACTAGAAAAGTATTTTACAGCACAAGGTGAACAACCATCTCCTGAAGAACAAGCATTGTTACAACAATCTTTACTACAACAACAAGCAGGACCACCTAATTTACAAGCAATGTTAGGAGGAGTATGATACCTGATTATTTTGCAGAATTTGCACGAATAGTAGCTAGAAATTTCCCACAAGAAATTATGGCAGAAGAAACACAAGATAATTTTATACACATACAAGATATGGATTTTCAAGAAATGAGAGAATCAGGTATGCCTGAAACATTTACAGTTGCTTGGATACCTGGACTTGGAAAAATAGACATAGTATTTACACCAGATTTTTAATATGAGTAGAGCAAGAACTAATAAAGCAGATTACAAAGCAGAAGACTATAAAGGTCAAGCTAAAGAATTAGAAACTTTACAGGACTCTGCACCTATGGAAGTAGCAGAAGAATTACCTGTTGTACAAGCTACACCAGCACCTGTACAAAATTTAGGTCAGTTTGTTCAAGATGCAACTAGACCTGAAGAAGACCCTATGATGAGTCCATTAGCAGGTATAGAAGATAGTAGTAGTAGATTTGGTGCTGCTCCTGATGCAGATATGATTTTGCAAGCTATGTATAAAGTTTTACCTAGCAAGGAGATTGCAGCCTTACTAAAGAATTTATAAAATGGCTGAAATAAGATGGTGGTGGCAATCACCTATACAGGATGAGATAGAAGAAACACAACAAAATGCTCGTATAGAGCAAGCTAAAGTTGTTGAGGGTATGATTAATTCTGCTCCACAAACAGCTAATAATCTAAAAGAATTAGTTAACGAACATTTTTATTTGCCTAAAGATGTATTAGTTGGTGCATCATTAATGAATTTAACTGCTGATTCACCAGAGATAGCAACAATAGTTGAACGTTGGTTAGATGTAGAAAAGACTTGGTGGGATAGAGTTAAGTCAGTTGGCAGAGGAACAATAAGAACAGCTTTTACTGCATTTGATTCTTTACAAGATGAAATAGTTAAAAAGCCAGTGTTGGCATATCAAAAATATTTAAATCAAAAAAAATATAGAGACAGCCAAGGTATCTTAGGTGCTTCATTGCAATTATTAATTAGCGATGATGCAAGAAAAGAATTAGGTGCTGTTAGAGATAAGCTAGGTCCTTCTGTAGGTAGGTTAGCTTTGAGTAACTTATCA